ATAATAAAAATAAAAAATAACGCTTGACAACGTATTTAGTTTGCTGTATACTTCGCTATGTTGCGATTGAAAGGAATAATATCAATGTATCTTTGTTACACTATCAGATGGGATAAGATTTGGTAGCTCATCTTCTAGCTCTCCCTCGTCATCTCCTCCCAAGTAAAAATGTTCAACTGTTGCCATATATTCTGACGCATACTCTGTTTTTAGTTCAGTAATATAAAGTATTACACTACTATTTATAGTGATTGAATCCGCGCTTGAGAGAGTTTGCCAAGGCTTCAAGTTAAATCTCTCACGCATGTCCTTCCCTGCTTCTTTGTATAATGTGATAACTTCAACAGGAAAAGTGAGATTGATAGTATCATTCAAATTTTGTGTATACGCATTATCAATCATAGCAATAACTATATCACCTGTTATCAGTTTAAAAATTCTTATTGTATCACTCATGCAAAAAGAGACTCCAATGTGTTAACTACATAATCTTTTGTGTATGGTCTTGTTATTCTCTTATCAAGATATATACCATATCGTCTTCCTACATATTTATACCACTGCCCGCGACTAGCAGGTAAGCCATAGATTCTACTAAAGATCTTATCACCTTTATCCATCTCTGCTTTACGAGTGTTTTGTGCTCCAGCGTGTGTACTAGGAGAGGTAAACTCTTTCAACATAATGTTTCTTAGAATGTAAGTGCCATAACCATTCATCGCACATTCAAGTGCAAAGAAATCATCTTCACCTACTACTAATTGTCCATCTACATAATCAAACTCTTCGTTGAACATAACCTTGGCATCATTTTTTCTTAGAAAGAACATCGTACCTTTCATAGAGCCAAACTTTCTATCAAAGCACAACTCATCGTCCCATTTAACATTGAGATAATTTTTATCAAGATTGCTGTACTTGTCTTTGAATGCGCCGTCTCCCGGTCTACCGTCCCAGTGAGGGAAGAACAGATCAACACCCTCAAAATTCTCTGGGTATTCTGTGAGTACGTCACATATGTTGATACCTGTGTGTGAGAATTCTGCGTGTTCTTTTAGTATAGCATCGTTGTCCATAAACAACGCCCACTCATGTGTGCTATCTGCATAGAAAGCCTCAAGCAATACGTTTCTCGCTTTCCCAGGCGGTACCAAAGCATGCGGTAAATACTGAACGCCAGGTATATACTCATCTGCGTAATAGTCTTGTGCTAAAACTTTAATTTCCATATTAGGACAAGTCTTTCGCCAGAATTCAATTTGCTGTTTGTGATTTTCTACCCGGATGCTTCTCGCTTCTGGTTCATCCTTACTGCCAAAGTAAGATATGATGTATGCTTTCACGTTCATTTCTTTTCCCCATAAACATCAAGATTTACTATCTTGTAGTCAAAACTTTCTTCGTTGTACAGCTTGATTCGTTCAATCATGTGGTTCAGTGTGTAGTTCTTCTTAGACTTCCAAGACAGATCATCGCCAACATCATATAGGTTGCATGTAGTTTTGTCGTCACCTTTCCTAAGCCCTCTACCAATAGACTGTAAGTTTCTTATTCGGGACTTGCTAGGTGATGCGAAGATAACATTGTGCAGGTTTCTTATGTTGATACCTGTAGAGAATGTACCATATGATGCAACAATTATAGCATCATTTGCTTTCTCTGTCAATGCTCTAATCTGCTCACGCTGATCAGTATCAGTGCCGCCGTATACGAAATACACGGGGCGACCATCAGATACTTTGCGTCTAATCATATCGTACAATATTGCGCCATGCTTTTCAACATACTGAAATAGTACGAGAGAGTTCCCTTTTTGTGTAGTTGCTAGATTTCTGAGAATCACATTTCTCTTGTCATTAGATACGAGATAATCCATCTCTTCTTGATATGACATTCCCTTGACTTTTTTCCTTTCTTCGTCAGGGTATTGTAGGACGATGCAGTTCACTTTTAATTTAGCGATGCTACCTTCGTCCATGAGTTTTTTTGTGGTAGTGACATTTATCACTGGTCCGAAGCAGCCTTCTAATACCAGTTTATGTGTCTTTGTTCCGTCAAGCGTACCAGTAGCACCGAAGCGATAAGGCGCATTCTCACATTTATTCATAATGCTAGTTAGTGATTTTGCTTTAAATAAATGCGCCTCGTCTCCATATACAACATCAAATTTCTCAAACCATTTCTTTGGAAACTTGTATACAGATTGCCACGTTGTTACTGTGATTGGAAATTCATTTGATTTTTCTTTACCACCGTATATACGATGGACATTTTCAGATGCTTGCCAATCTGTTTCTGATGCATAGTCTTGAAAGTCCCCGTACATTTGCTCCACTAATGAAGTGGTCGGGACAACCAAGAGTTGCTTTTTTCCTAGGCGCTGATAATAACGAACCAGGGTAAAAAGAATGAGAGACTTACCACTGCTAGTGGGGCTAAGTAAGAGTTGGCGTCCTGAGCGAATTGCAGTAGACGCGGCTTCAATTTGATAATCACGGGCTTCAATTGGTTTGCCATTAGTGTGTAGATTTAACTCCTTTGTAAAGTTTTCGATATATGAATTTGATACCGGGTCGCCGATAACGTCGATATTTATACTTATGGTGTATTCTAGCTGCTTTGCGAATCCTTCTAGATATGATAGCAAGCCTACTGGTAATTCTTTCGCATAGATGTTAAACAGTCTAGCTTTGCCGTCCCACATGCGTGACTTGTACGCTGGCATAAATCGTGCGCCTGGTACTTCAAAAGTAAAGAAGTCATTGATCTCTTGTAGAGTGCTAACATCGCAGTCTACAATCAAATATACTTCATTCTTTTTAGTCACTGTTATCATTACAAAAGTCCGTTAGTGAATTTAGTCCACTCTATACTGTTTTTGATGTCCCACGTTCTACTATTTAGATTGCGTAAAACTCGCTCTAAAAAATCACCGACAGTTGCAATGTACTCAACCTTGTTTGTTTGTTCAATCACATCATCATCTGAATCGAGCATTTCATTCATATCAGATTTTAGCGGCTTGGGTCCTAGCCATTGGTCCCATCCTAGTGCAACGAGTTCTTCTCTAGACAGTTCACCGCGAAAGTACGATGTCTTTACCTTGCGCAATTTGTATAGAGCAGCCTGTGATCTGCGCAAATGCAAACGCACATCTGACATGTGATTTAGGTATTTTGAGTGTAGCTCAGGCGTGCGTGTAGACTCTTTGCCAAGTGATAGTTCATCAATCTTACAGTCTACAGCCCAAGAGTCTTGGAGTTCTTTCAATGTTATCATAATAATCTCGAGGTCTTATTTATACATATTATACCGCATTACGGTATAGAAGTCAAGTACTATTTGACCGATTCTACTGTAAACAGTCGATATCTGAATGCTGCGACACCAACAAAGTAGTTTTGATCACCAGAGCTAATGTCGAAATCTAGACCTTCCAAGCTAATCGGGAAGCAGTCTACAAAAGAAATACGATTTGAAGGATTATTATTACTATCAAGAACGAAAAGATCAGCATCACTGAACTGACCAAGGTCTTTAGCTCTTTGATTTTGATTCGGAAATCGGTATCGTTGTCCATCTATATACTTTGTAAATTGTTTATGGTCTTCAGGAGAACCCAAGCCTATCATCCAGTCGTACAATTCTTTGTAATTAGCCATATCTTCTTGTACGAGGAATCTAATAACTAGCTCACCGAATCTCAGCTTGTCACCGGGAAACGCAAGAGTTGATAGTGGAGTCTCTACTTCAGGAGAACCAATAGACATCTGTGGCAAGTTAGCTGCCTGACAAAAGAAGGATACATTTGGAATGTTGTGTATCTGAAACTTGAACCCAGTAGGTCTAAGAAAATCTAATTCATCTGGATTCGATGCGCCGGTATATCCTGCTTCTGCTACATTTGTTATTGGATTGTATGCCATGATAGCTCCTAGTTACTGTATTATTTATAAGGCAAAAAAAAGCGCACCGAAGTGCGCTCTTAAAATTGTCCTAAGGAAAATTAATTGTCCTTTACGGATTCTTTTTCTTACATCAAATTGGTTACCTTAACGGCTCGGTAATATTGATTACGATCAGCAGTGAACGTATCAGCATCAGTTGTGCCATTGGCTTGTGTTACGAACGGGTTAGCGATCATACCGTAGCGAGTCTTGAAGCCGATCTTTGGCTGGAATGTCGCTGGGTCGATTGCACGAACCATCTGTAAAGGAACATATGGGCAGTAGAAAATACCTGCGTCATAAGCACTAGAACCTTTGTATCCTGCAACGTAGAACTGACTAGCAGCGCCTGTGTTAGCTGAATAAGGATCGATGAATACTTTGTAACGACCGTTCAATGTACCAGCAAATGTGTTGCCAGTGTCATCAACGTTTAAGTCTGTAGACAAAGCAGGAGTATAGTCAAGAACGCCTGACATAGCTAAAGCACTTGCAACGTCTGCTGAACAGATGATGAAGTTACCTTTTCCACGCCTTGTGTCTTGTGCGATTACGTTTGCATCACGCTCGATGTTGAACAACAAGCCTTTGAAACGCTCTACAGACCAACGACCGTTAGAGTCAACGTCCAAGTCGAAAGTACCAGGAGTTGCAGTAGATGCAGCACCAGGCTTAGCGACTTTGTAGATTGTGCGAATTACTTCGCGGTTAATTTCAGCAAGAATTTCTTGAGACAAGATGTTGCTCAACTCGCCTTCTGCGTCAAGACCGTGTACTGCTTTCAAGTCTTGTGCAAGTTCTACTGTGTACTCAGCTTTCAACGCGCGGGTCTTAGCAGTAACAGTTGTCTTTTCGATGCTGAATGCCATCTCATTAAGAGTAACACTGTCACCGAAGTCCTCGCCAGTTGCTGTTGCAACGCCAGTACCTGTTGTGTAAGCACCATCTACTGGGTTAGAACCGTCATGAGCACCAGCGCCAGAGAAGTCAGTATCGGCTTCGTTGAACAGTGCTTCAGCGCCGGCCTGTGTGCCGTAGTGTGACTTCATAGCAAAGATAAGACCAGTAGGTCCAGTCATTGGCTGAACGCCAGCGACATCATATGCCATAAGGTTAGGAAGTGCGCGTCTTACCAATGAGATAAGAATCGGATCGTAGTTGTCGATTCCGCCACCAGTTACGCTGTTGCTAGGTGCTGCTTCTGAAAACAGAGCTTGCTTTTCTTCACGAAGAGCTTTCTCTTGGTTTTCCAGAATAACAGTAGTAACGGCGCGCTTGTGCGGGTCTTTAATGGCAGGCAAGTCAGCGTGTTCGAGGACAGGACTCCATTTCTGTTGTAATTGCTCTGAAAGATACATTTAAGTTTCTCCTTACTTGGTTGTGTATATAATATTATTACTATTTATAAAAAATTACTTTTTGACTGCTTTGCTAATAGACTGCGTGTATATAGCCATTGCATTGTTTTCGGTAATGAATTCTTCTTCTACCGTATCTTGCATTTTGTCTTCGGTTGTAGCCTTAACCTTAGGGAAATAATTCTCTTTGATTACAGATACTTTCTCAGCAAACATGTCTTCAGTATCAAACTCAACGTTCTCAACCAATTTAGCAAGTTTTTCGGCTTCTGTTACGGTCAGATCAGTAGACGCTTCAGTTAGTGCCTGTTGACGTTGAAGTGCTACTTTTTCAGAAACCATTGCAATTTTCTCTGCAACGTTCTCGTCCAACTTAGTCTTCAGTTCATCAATTTGAGTCTGCATTTCACCTAGTACGTCATACTTCTCAGCAGGTACTTCGATGTAATGATCTTCAAACAAGCCCTTCATGCCTTTGATAAAGTCTTCAGTAATTTCTGTCCTGAGTCCTCGCTCAATTGCAAGTTCGTTTTCCTTCATCCAATTTTCAGCAACATATGAAAGATACGCATCGATCTTCTCGACCATATCAGTACGGAACTCTTCTTCCGCTAATTTTGCTTCTTCTCGAATGTCAGATTCAATAGCGTCAATTTCTGATGCTACTCTAGCAGTTAGTACTGCTTCAAAGATAGATGCAGCTTTTACTTTGAAGTCTTCGCTTAGATGTTCTTCGTCAGCAAATAGTGAAGCGATATCATGCTCTACTAGTTCACTTTCGTCTTCAGCGGAAATTTCTTCTACTTCATCTTCAGCGATAACTTCCTGATCTTCTTCAACTTCTACTTCTTCCTCTTCGCGGACGCCAGCAGATGTTGGGTTGTTTACAACAGACGCAGAGTCTGTGCCACTGTCATAGTTTGGAGCTTGTCCAGCGCCGTTACCTTTAGGCAGTGTTGTGTCTTTGGATGCTTTTGCAGATGCAGCTTTTCCAACAGGTGAAGTTAATCCACCTTTGTCATCTGATCCTGATAAGTCTTCCTGTTCTGGATTAGCATTTGAGTCACCCTGTGTAGGGATAGTCTTGTCACCAACATCTTTCGAGTTTGGTAAACCAGCCTTTTCCTCAATGCTTTGAGCTTCTTCAACAAGGGTGTCTACTTCACCGACCTTGCCAAGGAGCTCTCTGATTTTGGATTCAACAGCCATTTAATGTCTCCTTAAAGTTTGTTAACTTGTTTATTTATATAAATTTAAATTTTGGATAACTTGTTCAAGAATGAGCTAAACACCTGAATCTTCGCTTCTTCTAGTTCACGGCTAGATGCTTTGCGAATTGTTTGTTGTGCCTGTTCCATATCCCTTGCAGTCCAGATACCGTCAACCATTACCCATTCTCTATTTTCCATAATACCTTCAACATATGCATCTGGTGCAGAAGGATCTGCTACGATGTCAGCGGCTGTTGCCAGCATAAAATCGTTTTGGACTTCATTGATTCCATTCTTTTCTTTAATGGATCCAAGCCCTCTTGAACTGACGCCTAACTGAGCGCCTGCTTCAATTAAATTAGCTGCGATTTTTCCCATTGGAGTGTCTAAAATCTTAGCTTTACCTATCCAGTTATCGCCGTCTTCTTTCAATGATACGATCATGTGTGACACGCGATCAAGATTAAGTGACGGTCCTTCTGGGTGACCAAGTTCGCCTAATGCTCTCTTCTTGTCAATACTTTCGGCGGTGTATCGTGCGACTTCATTTCGCATAACTTCTTTAGGGTATACTCTGCCGTTACGATTTTTTAAATTTGATTGTAGGAAAACGCCCTCGATGAAAAGATTCTTCTTTCCATCTTTGCTTTCTTCTAAAAAGTATTGAACGTCTTCATTTAATTCTTTGATTAATCTCATTAGCCTAGATCTCCATCAGCGCCTTGGTGTTGTTGTGAGCCGTAACCTGCAATCTTTGCTGCCTGTACAATTACTGTACCACCAGCGCCAGTGACACTAACGACAATATCAGACTCGTTCTCTCTGTTATCAGAGAAGCCGAAAAATTCTAATTTTCCTGACATGTGTAAAGTATGCAGCAAGACACTGTTTCTTGTGATAGTAGCAGTCGCACCATCACCGAGTGTCCAATAAATGGCACTAATATCTACAACCGGGGTACCTACAGTTTCTGTTGATTTTTTAAGTTCATTATTCAAACGAATTGTCTGAGCAGCAGGTGTACTGCCATCTTCAGAGACAACAGTAACACCTTGAACCTGTGTTAATTTAAGATTTGCTTGAGTAGATGCCATTTAGTTTTATCCCCTACTTCTTTTTCTTGTGATTCATATGGGAACCTTCTTCTAGCACTTCCATGCTATAAGTCTCACACGTTTCGATTCCATGTTCAAACATAACTTTATACCACCAGACGGTGCCATTTGCATCTGGTTCAGCATGCTCACCCATGATCGGCTTACCTTCACCAAACTTAGGATGCACTACTTTAGTTGCGCAATTGTGTGTCAACTTAGGATCTTCAGAGTCACCCTGCTTTGGAGGTGTAGTATCACCTTCAGTGCTAGGCGCTTGGGGGTGCGCGGCAGTTGGCTTTTCTTTAGAAGTTTTAGCAACTGGCATCGCTTCTTCTGCTGCCATCTTTGCTAGTTGCTTTTGCTTTCTAGCGGCTCGACGTTCTGCTTTTGCGCGAATATCTCCCGCATCGTCTGCGGCAGATTCTCTAAACTCGTTAAATTTTTTCATCTGATCCTTGACCCTGTTGGGGTTCCTCCGATTCTGTTTCCGGTAGTTCATCGTCCTCCACCTCTACTTGAGTTTCATCGTTATCCATCTCTGCATATTCAACGTCGGTTTCAATCGCATCGTTGTATATAGCAGCGGCTATATCTGCTTTTTTATCAGCAACTAAATCGTCAGCGCGTACATTCATGATCCCATTAAAAGAATCTTGTGCGTCTGTCAGTTCTCCGTTAGCCCACTTGTCCATCATATCTCTGATGGCATCCTGTCTAGCATCTTCTGGGCTAACTTCTAATTCGATTTCTGTTTCAACTTCACTCATTATTATCACCTTCTGGTTTTGGTTCGCTTGCAATCTGAGAATTAATCTCTGTTATTTCTTCATCACTGAGCATAAGAATTTTCTTCTGAACATACTCTCGACTGAAGAATTGTCCTACGAATGGCGCAACACCATTCAATACTTCTGTTCTACTTCTAAGAATTTCCTGATCTTTCGATTCAGTGTAGTAGGCATCTGAGGCAAACTTATATATGATTGTCTCTCTAATATCAGCCCATTCATCTTCTTTGATGACCCCTTTTAATACTAACTGAGTCTTTAACAAGTCATCAAAAAGTACACTGAACCTACGTCTTAGCTTAGAAATAAATTTAACAAACTTCAATTCATCTCTATTTATCTCGGCGCTACGACCGAAATTTAAACCTGCTTGCTGTTCTAAACGAGAGACAGGCACGTTCAAAGATTGGTATAACTTTCTTTGGAAGTACTCTATGTCGCCTGTCTCACCTAGATTTGAACCTCCAGGTAATGTCTGAATCTCTGTGCCTCTGCCACCCTCTCTTCGTGGTAACCAGAAGTCTTCAAGCATAGACATGAATTTCTTATCATCGCGGATCTCGCCAGTAGAGGCATCGTATACTAATTTGTTACGATAGCGATCCATAATATCTTTTAAGTATTGCTCTGCTTTCATTCTAGGCAGATTGCCTGTATCTACATAAAAGATTCTTCGTTCTGGTGCGCGAGTGATACGATAGATCACCGCAGCGTTTTCCATCATTCTTAACTGATTCGCTGGACGAATCGCTTTATGTAAGAATGACAAAGGAATATTTTTATCTTGATCTACTAGTCCTGATGGGCAGTATGCAATTGCATCTTTAGTAATACGCAACGCTTTGCTATCATGCAATGCATTATTTGACTGTATTTGCCCAGGCTTACTAGCAATTCCTTTATCATCGTATACAAAATATTCTTTAATTTCTTTAATGAAATTGACGCCTGTATTCGGATCCTTTTCCTTTTTAACATCTCGTATTAAACGTATTTTTCTAGGGTCGATATATCTAATATCAGTAATGCCCTGCTTTGGCTTTTGCATGTCAATCACTTTGTGAAAGTAGATTAGACCGTCAATATACCAACGTCTAAAATAATCTTGCGCTCTATTGTTAAAGTCAAACAATTTCAGCACTTCATTGAATTCATCGTGTATTGCTTTTTTTACAGCGGCAGAAACATTCACCGAATCAGTATCAACTGAGACGGGTCTCTCATCATCTAGATTTGAAATAGTGTCGTTGACGATATCTTCAATAGCAGTATCTACATCTGCCATCATAGAGATGTCACGATATCTTTTTATCAATTGCTCTTGAGTGTTTGCAACACCGTCGATGTCCAAGTAAGTGCCATAGTGTCCGCCAGCATTGCGAACGGTATCTATAGCACCGTCTTCAGAAGGAGGCACAAACGACTTTTCAGACGCGAGTGCCTTTTTCCTGTTTATTTCAAACCCAAATATTTCCATTATAATCTCCTAATCCACACTATGTATTTATCTTACATCGTAGTGGGTGTATTGGAATGTCACTGTAAATTCTTCAAGGACGTCGTTCTGTGCATATTGCAATGCGATTTCAGACATGTTGATAGGGAAAGCATTGTTTAATGTGTAAGTGCCACCTGGCAATACGTCATTGTTTCTATCCAAATGCTTCACTACTATGTCTGCTTGATATTCACTTGGTGTAAGAACACCTGTGTTATCTTCACGACCGTTCATGCCGTTCATCCATTCTTCAAAGGGTTGACGTAAAGAAAATCCTGAATCGTTAACAATCGTAATTGTCCACGGATCAAAAATTCTTTCGCCAGCTAGTTTGATCTCACGACCTCTGTACTGAATGATAGCTGGGTTTACGTTAGAAGCGGGCAATGCAGCACCCGTAACCAGAAGACTGTAAGACGGATCAACACCGCCTACATATCCTGGGAACGTTAAGTCCACTTCAAATTGATTGGGTCTCGCTCCACCAGCGCCCAATCTTGCTTTAAAATCTTCAATATTCATTGAATTGTTCTCCTGTTGATTCTATTTATTAGGCGCCTAACTCTTCAAAACTGATGCCTGTGCGTGTTGCAACAAACGTCAGAGTGATGAAGTTGATAGATTTAGCAGGCTTCAAGAAGATGTCTGCTCTGAATTGGTTTTGATCAATAACTTCAGCAGTGTTATTAGTTTCATCACACACTACTCGGAAGTCATAGACACCTCTTCGACCTTGCACATCGCGCAAGAAAGGGCTAACCAATGAACGGAACTGGGCTCTTGTGAAACCATCGTTAAATTCAAATAGTTGGAATTTAGCTGCTGTTGCAATTGCCTTTTCAACTGTAATAAACAATCTACGAACATTGATTCTGTTGAATGCGCTGTTCTTGTTAAGCAGCGTCTTGTCACCGAATAAGATGATACCTTGTCCTTGTGAACCAACTACTGGGTTGATGCCTGCTTTATAAAGCGTATCTCGGTCTGCTTTGCTTGGGCTATACGCGAGTTTAACCGCATTCTTGATAGAACCACGTGATGCGCCTGCAGGAGAGAACCAAGGATCAGCCGTTGCGTCAGCCGTAACACATGCACCAGCAATATCACCACTGCAAGGTACCCAACGATACTTGTCGTTATACTTGTCGTACATGTACTTCCAACCGCTGTCCATTGAAGCGTAAGAAGATCTTGTGTAGTTAGACAATTCAGCAACAAGTGCTGTAGTTTCACTGCCTGCGTTGTTCACTACAGATGCTGACTGCGGTGATACAAACACCATGCAGTCTTTGCGTACTTCAGCAACGTTATCAATGATAGCGTCTTGTACTATTGCACTGTGCCGACCGCCGATAAGAAGGTTTACGTCAACCAATTCATCGTTAGCAAAAAGATCGTATCCAGATGTCAACTGACCGTCACTTGGTGCAGCATCTGCGCCTGCGCTTAGAGAATTATCTAAGTCGCTGTCACTTGAAAGCAAAGTAACAAATGCTGCGTTACCTACTGTAGATGTGTCCCAATCCGTGCCATTGCTTGGTTTCGTAACAGCCCAAATCCACTTAGAACGATTGTTGATTACATCTTTGTAGAAATTAGACTGATTAGAATCATCTTTAGCGTCTGATGCTTTAGAGACGCCTGCGAATTTTTCTAGTACTGTTCCTGCACGACCTGTGATTGCGCCGTCTTCGTCGATAACAATAACGTGTATCTCATCTAGTGATGTGCTGTTATTAGCAGCGTATGCAGATGTTCCTGGAGCACTATCAAACTGATTTGCGTAAGTCCAAGCTGTAACCATTGTTGCTGTAGCCGCTGCACCGGTGCCGCCGCCGCCAGTAAATGTTATAGCAGGAGCACTTGTGTATCCTAAGCCAGCAAACGAAACGATTATCGAACCTACTGTATCGCCGGCAAGTACCGCTGTAGCTGTAGCAGTAACACCGCCAGCTGGCGCGGCGTCCACTACCACATCAGGAACAGTTGTGTAGCCTGAACCAGCAGTATCAACTGCAATAGAAGCAATAGATCCACTACTGAATGTAGTAGAGTCTGCCATTGCTACTTTGAGACTGTTACCCAAAGAACCTGGGTACTTAGCTGCAAAGACACCTACAGTCTGGGCACCGAGTGCTTCAAAAGCATCTTCGTTTTTGACTAGCAACGCGCCGCCGTTTGCAGTTGCGTTAGCAGCAGCACCCACTGTTCGTACTACTTTAAGAGCCGATCCATATGCAAGAAAACTTGCGGCTGTTAAAAAGTCTACATTTGCTGTTGTGTTTGGTTTACCGAATCTCTCTACCAGTTGATTTTCACTTGCAACTGTGATGATCTCATCTGCAGGACCCCAATTGAAGTCGCCTACAAAACCACCGATAGTGGTTGCGACTGCGGGAACTACGTTTGAGGCATCTTGTTCCTGTACGAGAACGCCAGGGGAAAGCTGAAAAGCCATATTATTCTCCTCGAATTAAGTTAGCGTTATATTATATTACTTTGTTTATTTATAAATCTAGTAATTTAGGTTCTTCAAATAACCACAAATCTCCACCCATCACTTCCATTTCCTGCTGTTGTCCATCATCAATAATTCCAAAAGGTGTCAAATCGTTTTCAATTGCCCGCATTTCTGAATTATACAGACCTTCTCTAACATTAACATTTGTCAAGTCCGAGAAAAATGTGTTGGTTGTAACCCAGCCAAACAAGACCAAGCACATTGCTAAATCATCGTTGTAACCTTCGTCAGCCTGATAAGAACCACTTCGTTCAATAAACGTTGATAGCTCTGATATAATTTCTGGGTCAAATAAAAGAAGTTTTCGTTCTTCCATCAAACTTTTGAAACTAAAACACCCCTGTCTCTTCACTGCTTTAGATGTAGTTACACCTAATCGCGCTGCTTTACCGAAGCCAGGAGTTATGTATTGTCTGTTGTTCTCTGTGACTGTTGTGAATATATTCTCATATTCATTTTCCTGATGCAGAATAGTGAGAACCTGTTGCCCAATATCATTTGCTTCTACTAGAATAAATGCATCATTATAGTCTTTACCTACTTTCTCTATAATATTTGGATATAATAACGGAGAAATCTTGTTGTGTCGATATTTACCTACGACGGTGTATGGCATCTGTGTCACATCGACAACAACAAACGCAGAGTAGTCACCACCAACGCCTCTAGCAACGTCAGCGACTAGTATGTAATAGTTATTTGCTTTCGGCTCTTCGTAAATATCTAAGCCATCTTTAGAGTATATTGGCACTTTAGCACTAAGAGATCCTAGTGTTTTGCCGTTGATAAGTGTATTAGAGGATCCTAAAAATTCACACAATACCTCTTGGTTGAATTTCAATTCACCTAATAGCTGTAACTGTTGTTCTGCCCATGCATCATCTCTGCCAGGAATCTCACTGTAATGAATGAACATGTGCTCAAACCCGTTACGCTTCTCTACAGAATCGTTCCAAAACTTCCAGAAGTGATTATAACCTAACGGCGTAGATGTCAAAAGAATCTTTGTCGTTTTACCAGCAGAAATCGTAGGATATACAGAAGTAAAAAATTGTTCTGCTACATTGTTAGGAATGATTGCAGCCTCGTCAATGTATAGCCAGTTTACAGATTTGCCTCGAATACCAGAAGCAGTTGTTGCCGCAGTGAATACTCTAGATCCGTTTTCTAAATCAACATCACCCTTGTTCCAAGTCTTTACGCCTTGTTGCATCCATATAGGCAAATTTTCATACATGATTTGATAACGAGCAAGTACTTCCATCGCCGCCTTACTTTTATTCGCCATGATAGCAACAGTCTTGCTGTCTTGAAATATAGTGTAATGAAGAATACACGCAGCCGCAGTTACTGTTTTACCTTGCTGCCTTCCTTCCATAAGAATGCAGCGTCGATTGTCCATAATAAATTTGACTTTTTCTTTCTGACAATCGTACAATTTGAATGGCTGCAACCCTGTATCTAGCGTGACAATCATACAATAGGTTTCAATAAAATATATAGGGTCTCCCATACATTTTTGATATTCTATAATCTGCTCAGGCGTCCACTCATGATTATGCCCGATTGATTTTAGATTTGGATTACCGTGGTAAGAAGTTGCTTCTTGATTAGTCAGTTGCGGAATCATGCTCAATCACTTCTTTTTTTGCACTCAATGCTTTTAACAAGTCAGAGGTGCTACCATTAAATAAAATGTTTGTTTGATTTTCTATTTTCGATGCTTGCTTAGGATCTGTGAGATCGATCTTCTGTTTCTTTTCTTGTATTTCCATAGCATCTTTTGCTTGATCAGACATCAACTTGATAGCTTGCACTGCAACCTCAAATGCTCTTGGGTTGTCGCTATTTTGCGCGACTTCTAATATACTTTGTACAGCAGATTCACTGTAAGCCATTGCGCGTTTTAAACTACTCCTAGCTTCCTGAAAATCATGTTCTAGTTGTTCGTCTTTTTTACCAACAGGAACAATAGGCCTAGAAATTTCTTCAGCCTCAGTCATTGTGCCAAAAGTTTTATCTAACGCATCAAATACTTTATTAGACATAGGTTTCATCAAACTCCTCCAAGAATCGATATGCATCATCTATTGTTTGTGACCCTGCATCTGGTCCCTCTATAGTAACTGTTGGCGCACTAACATATCCAGATCCAGCATCGTCAATAACAATGCTGCCTATCTTATCACCATCCATAACTGCGTGTGCCCTTGCGTTTCCTGTAAGAGTAACGTTAGGTTCTGTTGTATATTTTGTACCTGCATAAGTAAGCGTAATTGCGTTTACCGCATCACCTGAAATTGTAGCAGTAGCGGTTGCTCTTGCATCTTCTACACTATACGTCTGTCTGACAAATGCCCCCTGAAAGTCTGGGTTCTGATATATTGTAGAAATAGCCTCTCGTATAACACTTTGATTTGATACATAACCGTAAAAATTTAATTTCATGTTAAAATTCAAAGTCCAGATTATACTCTGTCGATCTGCAAATGTTCCAGCAGTGTTATCTTCATACGAGATACCATCTAAGACAATCTTTATGTCTCGTTTTATATCCATTTCAGGCAAATCATTCAATGTGATATTAAAATCAGGATTGAAGTATGGTAAAATTTGTTCTAATATTTGAAGCCCGTCTTCTTGGTTCTTAGCAAAGATATACAATGCAAGATTCATATCATATGGTGTTGATACGAATTGACGAGTGACATTCAATGCATCCGAGCTTATCGTCTTTCGATGTTTTTGTATCTGTGATATTTTTCTACTAGGATCATATTGCAGCCCTAGAATTTCAAATCCCATTCTAGGTAGAATAATTGCAACATCGCCTCTTGATTCTACTGTCGGTGTCTGCTCAATGCGAGTTAAGAATTTTTGTTTTGTAGAGTATGCTAAAGGCACTCTAAGATTCTGTACCGCTACATCCGATGTATTCTTTCTTTCAATATTAATACCATTGAAAATTGTGCCAAAAGCAATTATTGCTTTGCGTACATGCTCATGGTAAAACTGCTTGCCTTTAAACATCTAATTCACCAAATGGGTTTAATTCTGAGAAGTCTAAAATGTCACCTGCAGTTTCTTCATTGGTGAAATCTTGATTATCGCCTGCAACACCTGGTTTGACTGAGAAGTCTTCTTTGATTATAGCACCACCAGATTCAAGCAACAGTCTGTCACCATCTTCTTTCTGCAATTCAAACAACCGCTGATCCAATGAATTGTCATCTTCAATCTGATCAATCGCGCCAATACCTGTAGTAATCTCCTCTGAACTATATTCAAACAATTCAGCGGTTATTCTAAACGTGTAAATTTTACCTAGCTGATAGAAAGGATTCTGAAACTCTACAAACTTAATTTCAAACAGTGAACGAGTTTTGCCAAAGTAAAGTAGATCGCCTTCCATTGGTCTAGCGCCATCTTGCACAAAATCGCCACCAGTACTATTACTAACAACCAATTCATCCCATCTACGTCTCGCAAGAATGAAAGTTGCTTGGTCGCGAGTCTCCAATCCAAAGCGACTGAATAACTCACCATCGCCTTCGTAGCCAGCAACGTTTTCCATATACATTTCTAGTGGATATGCTTGTGTAAATTTAGATAGAGAATCTTCATCAAAGATTGTATCTCTATTTACAAAAGTTCTAGGCAAGTAATAGACATCGTGTCCGTAAATCTTTAAGGATTCGATTACTAGGTCTTCTACAAGTAACTGCTCACTTGTGGTACCCGATGTGTCTCCACTTTGAAAATAGAAATTTGTTGGCACGTTAGCCTACCATAAATGCGGGAGGAAGTTCGTACTTAGATTGCATTTCTTCTTCAGTCTGTTGAATTTCTGCAACCGCTTCTTGAAATATCTGATCTCCGTTGAGTATCACACCACCTGGCAATTGAATGCCGCCAAACTTTTTCATGTTCTCTCCCCACTGTCTTTTAATAAGTGCAGTAGTGTATTTCTTTAAAAACATGTCGTTATACACTTCAGCGTAATCGGTGCCTGCAATCATAGCCTGACCTTCAGCAATCACATAGTCGCCAACATCGAATGTCTTATCAAAGTCTGTGTCAATGTAAAGTCTATTAGTTTTTCGATTGAATCGTATTTGTCTTTCAGTAACGAAAATGCTTTCTAGTGTAGATAAGTGAGTTTTCACCATAGAGTAATATGTCAAGTCTGCACTGAGTAAATTGTACAAGTCATTCAATGCAAATTGATAATCAACATCAAACAAGCCGTCTGACTTGCCGCCAGTTGTCGCGCCAAACTTAAACATTCTAGTAACGCCAAGAATATTGTCACCTATAGGAATGTAGCCGTTTTCTAAGTCGCCTTTAGAGTATGCGGTAGACGAAGATGTGGTTGTAGCATATCCAGACTGATTGCCTGTAATGGTTTCAGATAAAGAAAAAGTTGCGCCACCAGGCTTTACATTATCTACGGTGATTTCTGCACCATCTGTACTGACAACAATCGCGGTTGTTCCCGAAGTACCACCAGTAACAGTTTCACCAACAGTAAAGTTGTTAGCCAAGGATGCTTGTAATGTGATCTTTGACCCTGTAAGTTTGTGTTTGATGTAGGCTCTTTCGGTACCATCAAAGTGATACTCTTGCCAAAATTGGATTGCGTCATCTACGCGATCACTTACCTGATCGTCATCCACATTGATTTCAATAACAGGAAAGCCCAGTCTGCGTAAGCTATAATCAATCAACTCTTGTCTTGATGCTAGTACAGCCATCAGTATCTCCTAGTTATTATGGATCGTAAGCGTATAGTTCTGCTCTGAGTGCAGTCAATTCCGCTTGTACATAAGCCGTAGTAGCAATCTGCGTGGTGTTTGTACCTGCAGATGCTGTTGGTGCAGCAGGAGTTCCAGTCAACGTGGGGCTTGCTAATGGAGCCTTTGCTGCCAATGCGTTTGTTGTCGTTGTCGCATAGTTCGCGTCATCACCAAGTGCTGCTGCTAATTCGTTCAGCGTATCTAATGCACCAGGAGCAGAGTCAACTAAATTCCCTACCGCAGTATCAACATAACTTCTTGTCGCAATTGTGCTAGTATCAACCGTAAGTGTACCCGACGAAATGCCTATGCCAGTACCTGCTGTCAAATATGAATCGATTTCACTGTCTACCCTAGCGTTAGTAAAGTACAGATTGGTGCTACCTTCACCAATATCATCAGTATCTCCAGTGACATTAGTTAAATCGGCAAGCAATAAAGATTTACCGCCCTGTGTTGAGCCATCATGCACTCGCAAATGGTAATCTGTGGTGCTGACGGATAGTTCTCCCTGAGCACCGGTAAACACATTATTCTGAGTAGTTGTCCCTCTTCTAAATTGTACTTGTTTAGGCATGTATCCTACTCCTATATATTACATCTATTTATAATAAATTTTAAGACCAGTTTATTGGTAGAAAATATAAAATCTACCAGTGGTGTGATTGGTGTTCAGAACAACATTTTCTGATGAAAATTTTGTTGGCCCATACTCATAAAGCGATAAATTGTTGGTATCCCTATAAGCCATAAAACTATAATCGCTTCCAGTTAGAGTGGCACCTGATGTTTCACTCCACCAATGTACTCTAAAGCTAGTAAAAAACCCAAAGTTATTTGGATTGATTGTTGTTGTAGGTGCAGGCTTAACGTTAGCACCCTCAATTGTCGAGCGAGCAACCATCGCATAATTCTCAAGATTATCTCCCCACACATACCAAACACGATTAGCTGTTGTGGCTGCTCGTACAGCTTGGAAAGCTGAGTCACTTAATATAACGTTAGTGGAATCTGAAGGAAGTGGATTACCTTCTGTAACACTGACTCCGCCAACTGGTTGCCAATCTGGTGAGTTAAACGTAGCAACCAACGTTCCGTAGGTTGGATGAGTATAATTACCTACAGAAATCGCATCTGTACCTAATGACGTAACACTGCCAGACGTACCTCCGCCTTCTGTATAGTTAGCAGTGACGGTGATAACAGCGTCCAGATCTGCTTCTACTAGTGTATATGTAGTAGCGGTGGCACCTGTAATAGCTACCCCGTCTCGATTCCACTGATAACTGATGGCACTGATGCCATCACCATCAGCCAGATTATTAGAAGCAGTTAGCGTTGAGCCTAGTATTGATTCACCATTAATAATCGCAGTGCCTGTTGTTAAGTAGTACGCCTCAGTTGGTCCTGGGCTATCATACATAAAATTCCCAACACTACTGCGTACTATCAATGTAAGCGCATCGCCAGATAAGTATACGCTGCTAAATTTAGTATACGATGAAACATCTGGTAATATTGGCACAGGATCTTGTGCCCAGGTTTCTCCTGTTTTAGTAAAGGATCGTACTATACCTGTGTTGTCATCACCGACCGCGATATTGCTACCTGATACAATTCTGTCACCTGAGTTACTCATACTGTTGTATGTAAATATATTACCGTCAGGCGAAGTTATATCAGCTTGCTGCGTCCAGGTTGCGTCTGATCGAGTGAATAAGTTAAGCGCAGTAGAAGTAAAGTCCCGTGAGATTAAGGTATTTCCATCACCCGATAACTGGAGCCCGCCACCGAAATAAACATACGGGTCCGTGCCGTCGCTTATCTTGGCCTGGAAGTTGTATGTGTGAGGCCAGGAGAAACTGCCATCTACAGCTCTGTTTCGTGTATAGATATATATGGCACCAGCGGTGGAGTCGTCGGCAGTGGCACCGATGGCGAGGGTACTTGCATCATTAGAGATCTTAACATCAGATCCATACCGGGCTCCGGCTTCTTGTTGGCCTATAGTAGAAGCCAGCAGTTTGATCTGATTGCTAAATCCCTGGCCATGGGCGGCACGTTGATAAACATAAACAGCACCAGCATCAGCGCCAGCTGCATCTTCCCACTGGGCACCGGCTATTAGAGTGTTACCATCACCAGATATACTGACTGTGCTGCCAAACTGATCACCATCCTGTTTATCACTGGCTTGTAGATACTGCGTCAGTGACCAGGATGTACCATTTCTGCTATAAACATAAGCGGCGCCCGCGTTGGCAGGAGTCTCTCTTTGCCTTCTACTGCCTACAACAATGGTATTGCCATCATCAGAGATTGCGCAACTATATCCGTAGATATCACGGTCGCCTGACAGGTTGCCACTACCCTGATATGTAGCCTGTATTGCCCAGCTTGAGCCTGTCCTAGCAAGGAACCATGCCTTTCCTGCATAATCTGCCGTGGTAGTCTGATATGCGTTAGTATAGACAGCAGTGTTGCCGTCGCCTGAAATAGCAAATGTTTCTTTAAGTGGGCCCACTGTGGTAGGCTGAATTAAAGTGCCTTCTTGTATGTAAATAGGATCCGGTAGAGGTTCTGGAGCTACCGTCGACCACATAGACTCACCCCAACTGTATGTACCTGAATGTACGCCATGAGTATTATTGTTAGCAGACAATTCATAAGTAGTAGCATCCATAGTCTGCGCTGTTACTGCATTAGTTAGCGTTGCACCGGTGGTGCCAGGAGCATATCTAAATGCATTATTATTCAGAATTAGACCTGACCCGCCAGCATAGTCGTTTGTACCATTTTCAGTAGTGTAAAAACTACAGTTGTTTAACACAGACGTGTTAACTTGACTATTGTCATACTGTAAAGCCCAGTTACCATTCGCATTGGTTTCTTGAAACACACAGTTGTAAAAGTCACCTTGGCTGTATGCCGTCGAACCGTTAAACATGCCTACAGAATAAGAGTTTGATTTTCCATTGTTGTTTCTTTTTAGAATTGCGCCATACACTGCGCTATTAGTGTTTTGTAAGTTTACCATAGCGGCATCACGTTGAGCAGTGGTAGCCGTCCACTGAAATACCACCTGTCCAGCTGCACAAAAGAAAGTTCTAGGTAAATTGCCATCGCTGAACCCAGCAGTAGTAAATTGTGGTACCTGTGGGCCTACTGTAACTGGTGTAAGATCATAAACGCCTGGCTTGATCACATACATTACAGCAGTGCCGATGGCAGCAGTCTGAGATTGAGCATAACTTAATGTCTGATAAGCAGTAGCATCAGTGTCTCCATTATTACTGTCGGACCCATTGGTGATATCAATATACTTTTTATCACCTGAAAATGAATTGATAAAGCTAGTAGCCACCGAGCCAAAATTTGGGACAAACGGGATAACCGGATCTAAGAAACGTTTTAGTGTTTTACCTGCTAGAATTTTACCTGAAAATGATGTAATACGTGGCATATATTTCGCCTTACACCGAACCGAATGCTGTTACAGTTCCGAGAACCGTCCAAGCACCAGCAAACCTAATAAGGGTAAAACTAGCAATATCAGTAGCACTCGGAGTTGACGTAGGAGCTGATGCGCCTTGCCATAAAATTGTCTGAGCCGCACCATCAATCTGAACGGCAGTGGGTAAATACCCCGTGGCTCCTTGACTAATAATTAGTGCCGCAGAGAGAGTTCTATCATCAGTAGTCGGCACATTAGTAAAGTTAGCAGTGAAATCAGCAGCTACCGAACTATGTATAAACAACGATCTAGAAGTGATGTCATGAGTAACTACACCGGTTGCACCAGTTAATGTTGTTGCTATTTCCGTAGTTGAACCAAAAGTTGTTAAAGCAGTAAATGATGTAGTAGCAGCAGGAGGTGTATATGTAAACACACCAGTTGAGTTATCATAAGCAACAGCACCGTCACCTGATGCAGGTGCAGCGGCGCCTACTGAGATATCAGTTAGTGCTATTCCTCCGCCACTGCCGATCTCAGTATAATTAGTACCGTCGTTTGTAAATGCCCAATAACCTTCGCTTTCGTCCCAAATTAACGCAACATCAGCAGCTGAGCCTCTGTTAACGCTTATACCAGCATCTTCAGTTGGAGTGCCGGATGCATCTCTGTTCAATTCGATAATGTTGTCTGCTAAACTTGTAATCTGCGAGTTAACAATAGTTTGTGTGCCACTGATTGTGACGTTGCCGTTAAACACTGCGTCATCGCTGTATGTTTTAGCACCTGCGATAGTTTGTGGACCACTGGTTCGGACCACTGTGCTGTCTGCTGTCAGGACGCCTGCACTGACGGACACACCATCGCTGCCGGTGAGATATGATGTACCATCAACATATGCTTTTACTGACTGTTGAGATGGCAATCTAGTAGCACTATTGGAAGAAAAGTTATCTTCGTCAATGAGTGCCGCGGTAATTCTTGCATCTGCTCTAGCATTTGTAAAGTATAGATTGCTTGACCCTTCACTCAATTCATCAGTGTCTGCTGCTCCAGCAGTAATACTAGCAGTAGTAACAGCGGTCACTCTACCTTTCGCATCTACTGTGACAACAGGAATAGCCGTAGAGCTACCATAACTAGCAGCGGTGACACCTGAATCAGGAGTTGATATTGTAACCGAGTCTGTGCCTACTGCAACATCAATTTGATTCGATGTGCCGTTGACTGTAAGAGGAGTATCAGTTCCTACAACAATGGTAAAAGTATTAGTACCGTCACTAACAGTCCAACCCGCTGTTGAGTTACTTAGGTCAGCCCTAGCAAATTCTATTCCACCACTAGTAGATCCGTCATGCAAATGCAATGACTTATTAGTAGTGTTTACTGTCAGTTCACCTTCTGCTCCAGTGAACGAAGACATATCTGAATTGGAACCACGTCTTAACTGTAGTTGCGTAGGCATTCTAGGTCAACCCTCCGAGATCTTCAATTTGAATAGAACCACTTGGAGTATCTAGCGCGTCAAAACTTTGACTTGTTGCTTGACCAAAAGCATCAACCGATAACGCACTGAGATCTCCATAATCTCCTGTAGGGAAAACTAGATTGGGATCACTCGCAGAAAAGTTAGCAATAGTCTGGATTGCTCCAGACGAATCTCGCATGTACACTGTTTTGTCAGGTATATTTAC